GAGCTTGTATTAGAAGGAGAAGCCGGTATACGGAATACTCCACGTAACCTTCCAATCTCTTCTAAGTGATAACCTTCTGCACTCCCTAATTTAAGGGAATCAAGAGCGGCTTCAATTAGTTGTGATAGTTGATCTGCTGACCTCGCATACACACTATTCATTTGGTAGATAGTGTTACTATTGCTATAAGAGATAGCTTCTGGTATTGTAGCTTTCTGGTCTGCCTGTATAGCAGCCTCGTGCTCATTGAAACGGTCCACTATCAGACCTTCATTTGTATACGAAGACATATATCTCTCTTATTATAAATTAGTTGATATGTTGATCGGACCAAACTCACTGAGGATGTTTATGTCTACGTTTATTTGTCCAGAGATAGGTTCAAAGGTTGTCTTATAACTTGATATAGAGATAACTGTAGATTCATTTAAAATCACTTTACGTAACTCCGCATCAAAGACAAACTTATCTTTACCACCTAGCAAACTTATGGGATTGTTCTCATTCTCTAACCAAGGAACACCGAAACCTATATCCCTGAACCATTCTCCTCTGAATGTCTTCATTGCAACAACAACATTCTGCCTACACAATTCTTGTTGTGTTGGAACCCACTTAATATCCCCGTTCTCAAACACAAAGTCATGTGTTGTAGGGTCTAAATAGAAATCTGTCATTTAGTCTCCTAGAAAGGGGCTGGTGGTGGGTGGTTAGGCGAACCAGTACCATGAGCAATGTAAGCAGTTTTGAATGCGTCCAAGTCAGCACGAGTCTGATCTAAATCAGCGCCACCTGCTGTAATCACATTACCAGAGGTATTGATCGTAGCTCCATTGGCATTGACATCCCCACTAGCTTGTAAGATGATATTACCCGAACCATTGGATATGTTGACATCACCGCTGGTGTTCATGGTCAATGCACAAGAAGGGTTGGTGAGGGAGACGTTACCGTCCTCGTACATCAGGAATGTTGTTTCCCCGTTAGTGATGCCTATAAAACCATCACTGTCAATCTCAAAGGTTGCTTCAGGGTTATTAACTACAATCCTATTATCTGGAGTTATCGTGACCCTAGATAAGAAATAACGTATCTCAAAGTTTTCACTAGATAATGTGTGATCTTGTCCAACTTGAGAAGCGTAACCTAATACAAACGCTTGTCTGTTATTCCACTTCATTGTGTCAACAGGGATGTATTGTTCTGTCGTAGTCCCGTACACAAACTCTTCAGCAGATTCTTTAGGGTATCCAATCTTAACTTTATCCCCAACTCTCAGGGGAAAGTTAAGGAATCCATCAGCATTACCTTGAAGGATTACTGGGCATTCACTAATCACCGATGGGTATACTTCAACACCATCTTCATCAACTTGTACAGCTAGTGGTTGTACATCCACTAATCTATCAGCATACTTACTGACACCAACAACAAGAGCCTCATCAAAAGTTTCGATGTTGTTGTAACACCACTTGCTTATACTGTCTGAGAGTGTCTTAGAGGCGTTTTTAAGAGGATGTTTGTACTTACCCATTACTTAACCTCTTTAACGTCACAATAGTCTCACAACCTGCTTCTCGATGGCTATACTTATGTTTGACAGAGGTTATTTCGTAATCCCCGTCAAAGTCTTCAAAATCTTGTAATCTCATTATCTGACTTACTGAGATACGTCCATCTAGATACGTAGTTAACCCAACTCCTTGTTGTTGTGCTCTTCCATTCGCATTAGATGGTGTAGGGTTACTGTCTCCATCAATAACTTCCAACTGACCTTTTACATTGTCAGGGGTTACTGTGTATACCAGCCTACGCCTTGCTCGATCTGTAGATGGTACTACAAGTCCCTGTGTGACTCTTGCTGGCTCAACATATACCTTACCTAGCACAACATAACAATGGAGAGAGAATGCCTTACAAAGCTTCTCAAGCTCTTCCATTGTATTACCTTGGACAGTATACCCAGACAAATAGGGTTTCTGTAACCTCTCATACTCTAACGTGTTGTTAGCAGGGAGGATAAACTGCCCTGTAGGCATACCCTGCTTCTTTAGGAAGTTGAGCATATCCTGTACAACTTTCTGCCTTGTTGTAAGAGGAGGCCAACTATAACTGATACGGCTGTTACGTCTTACTGTCTGCCCTTCGGAGCAGTCAATCACTGTGACTTTATCAGTGTCATCAAATGTAGTGGATATTCTCTGTATCTGTCCTACAAACAAATCAGGTAAAGATTCATTCATCTCTCCTGCAAATGTCTGTACGAAAGCACCAGTAGGCTGCCTATATCCTGCCCTAAAGATAATCAAATCATCTCTCCTTAAGAAGTCAGTTATCTCATCATCAAGATTGTAAACTGTAATTCTACAAGGTGTACCTTGTTCTTTTGTTTGAGCTATTTCAGCAGTGACATGTAAATCACTAATTGCCCAGAACTTAGGGGGTATAGAATTGTAGTCTAGGTAATCACCATTCTCTAATGTAGTACCATCAGGAGATGTGCTAAACCTAACCCCATCAGCTCTAACCCCGTTAACCCCTTGTTTTACTTTAGCTGGATTAACTAATGTTTGAGGGATGATATAGTTATTAAGCTGTCTCGGTCTACCGAGAATTAATTCGTATTCTGCAATAAACCGTGTATCAGTCATTATAACTCGTTAGCTCCAACATAGATTAGTTCGTGAGTTTTACCTACCCCCACGTTATTACGTCCCAACCTTTCCTCGCCCGCCTCTAACTTAACGCAGTATAAGTCTCCGTCAAAAATGTCTAGAAGGTTTAGGTGTGATGTTAGTGAGATATTCTCTACTAAAGTCAAGCCTGCAATTATCAAGTTTTCAAAAGAATCTTCAATATCTAGCTTCCACCTTTCTGAACGTTCGTTATACCTAAAAGTGAATATAAAAGTCTGCCCGTTGAGGGTTACTTGTTCTGAGGAATAAGCTGTGTCTGGTATCGGGATACGTAACATTACTCACTGTCTCCTAATAACTCTGTACCAGCTTTTCTTGCCAATTCAGCTTGTTCTCTGGCTATACGATAAGATTCTTCAATCTTAGTTTCTTCACTCTTTGTGTCACCAAAAGACTGCGTTGATTTACTGGAAGTCCCCTTCTCTGAGAGGGCATCAATAAAGCCAACAGGTACAGTTACATCAGTACGTAAGCCTCTAGCTTGTGTAACCCTCTCTAAAGTCATGTTCACTTTGAAAGATTGAACTACATTACCTTCTCTATCAACACCACCAAAACCATTCTGGTTATCCTGTTTAGCTGAAAAAGAGGTGATAAACCAATTATCCTCCTCCTCCCCATCTAATCGGTGTTTGAAGCCAACAGGAACCCTCTGACCTCTAATAGCTAATAGTTCGTCTATGTACTCACCAGCACCCAACCGGTTAAGAGAACGTGCAGTCTTGACATCCGTAATAATTCCATTGACCGTAGCCGTTGGATTATCTAAGATGTAGTTGTCGGATGCTGTCTTCTTAGAGTGTGTTGGGTGGGAGGTGGTACGTGCTGGGTAGGTTACTTGTATATCACTTGTGGCATCTAGTTTGTAGTAGATGCCGTTATATTGAATATAGTAACTCATTGGAACCCACCAAGTTCATTGTAAATAATATCTTTAACTGAGGAAGCAATAGCGTCAGGATCACCACCATTAGCGTTTACAGTTACATTAACATTATTATTGTTAGTTGTACTCGGAGTTGCTGTAGCCGCATTCCTTTGCCAGAAGGAGTTATCTGTCAGCCTAGACATATCAAAATTCAAGTCTAGGTCTCCCCTCACTAAAGCTGAAAGTTCATGTATACCTGCGATTACTGTGTAGATGGCTGAAGCTAGTCCATGGAAAACCATACGCAATCCTGCAAATATCTTATCTGCCTGACCTAACATTTGGATCTTTTGGAATAACTGCCCAACACTAAAAGCAAGGTCTACGACAGCCGCTCCAGCATCCCATATAGAACCTATGGTTGTGAACAACACTTTACCTAGTGCGGTTATATAAGGAGTTAATTTAACAACCACTCGATTTAAATCTCTAAACATACCAGAGATTAAATCAGCACCACCAGATCCACCTTTCTTTTGAAACAACAAATCAACCATCTTTTGGTAGGATGCTGTGAGTCTTTGCTGTTCTGATGTTAACTTCTTCTTACCTGCTGCTAAAGATCCTGTAGCCCTTACTTCTTCTCTCAGAGTATTAGCAAAGTTATGTATGAAGTCTTTAGTGAGCATTCTGCCACTTTCAACTTCTTTGATGAAAAGCCCTACTTCATCTGCGGCGTAACCCATTGCTTTAGCAGCTAAAGCTACACCACCCGGAAGAGTCTCACCTAATTGTCTTGAACAATTATGTTCAGGGTAGGTCGTTAAGCTACCCCCGCACCATTACATGCAGCTCTATGTCTCCATAGAAGTTCAGATCATATCTTCACCCTCTTGTGGAAGAGGGGTCTACCATTTCGATTTAAGGGATAACTCCCACCACTTGGCCCTACGTCTTTTGACTGATCGTTGAACGTTTTTGAAACTACCAGATATATTCTGAGGAGACTTTTGTATAAGTCTTCCTGCGTTTTATATCCTTAATGACATTTAGTTTTACAGATTTATTACTCATCTTATCAAACACTTGTTGTGAACTTAAACCGTCTTGCAATTGGTTACATATCCAACGTATAGTATTTTCAGATATTTTCTTAGAGTGAGGTAGTAAATCCAAAGCTGGTAGGTCATGAGTAGCACAACTATAAGCTCTTTTACTTTTTACAGAGGTAACTGTATGTAAAGATGTGTTGAACTTTTTAGCTGCATCTATATTACGATGACCTTCCATCAGGTACAAGTATATCTCCCTAGCTTGCTCATTTGTAAGACTAGCACATGAAGTATCCTCTCCATATACAGCAGGATTGTACCCGTAGTCTTTAGCATGCTGGTTGTTTTCAGAGTAAGTAGCCCATTCTAAGTTCTCTACACGATTATCATGCCTTACGGAGTTCTTATGGTTCACACAGGGTTTGTTGTCGGGGTTGGGCAAGAAAGCTTTAGCTACTAACCTGTGTACATTATGCCTTTTGTAAATACCATCTTTACTCAAGCTAACGGCAGGGTAGCCTACCTTGTCTATATTTTGACGTAACCGGATTTTAGTATTTCTCTTATAAGAATATACGTTACCCTTCTCGTCTACTGTGTAATCTGGGTACTCTTCTATTACTTTTTCTGTCATTATTTCCTCCTACTGAGATTCGTGAGGTAGTTTCAATTTTCGCTGCGGATTGTCCCTACCACTTGAGTTATTACTATACCCTAAACCGTTATGTCTAGGAGCAACTATTATATCACTATAATAGAGCAGTATCAAGCGTCTAACAGGAGTTTCCCGCAATTAAGTAGATTTTTAACACACCATTACTGGCGAGGGAGACATCAAACCAATCTCCTCCATCGAGACCTTACCCTTATTGATCATTTGGGAAAAGGCCAACATCACTAAGTTCGTCCTATCCTGAGACAAACCGTATGCTGTAGCTGCCTCCGATGCAGCCATAAATATGTTTTTGTTCTGTTCGGCTGAGAACCCCGCTGTACGTCCTGCAATAGCTACCTTGTTGTAACCACCGACAAGAGTTGTAAGTTCTTTACCAAGCTCTTGTGACGTATCTGTAAGGAATTTAAAGTCTTGTTCAGCCGCTACAGCAGATCCAGAAGCAGCTAGCAAAGAAGCTCTCATAGAATCAAGCTCTTTACCTGTCCTGTAAATATTCCCAGCAGCTCCAATAACAGCATAAGCACTGGCAAAATGTAGCGCAAAGGATTTAGCAGTGGAAGCGAACTTCTTACCTACTTGATTACCCTTTTGCATCTCTCTATTCAATGCTTTCTGGTGCCTAACAGCTTCTGCTATCTCCCTATTAACCTCAGCATAATCCCCACGTATCCTTGCTACTGTCTTAAAGGACTTAGTGTCAGCCAATTCTTTCCTCAAACTAGCCAATCTGCTCTGTGCAACTTCAATACGTTTTAGTGTAGCTGGGTCTGTAATACTGGTTGAATAATCTTTAGCAAAACCCCTAGATAACTTCTCTTCTAGTGTTGTTCTAGCTTGATAAGATATTCTAGAGTCAGGGTCTATCTTCTTCTTAGGCGTGTAGTATTTGACAGCCTTCTCAGCTTTGTTAATCCTTTTCTGTAACTCTAGGGTTGCTTGTTTTTCTTGTTTCGTTGCAGCAGACTCTTTTCTATACCTAGTCTCAAAAGCTAAGAGTTTACGTTTAAGTAATAATTCTGCCTCTGCAATTGATCCTGCACTACCTTCACCAGACATCCTCCTGATTCTAGTGAACCCCTTAGCACCTTTAGCTTCAGCAGCCCTTATCTGCTTCTCTATCTGAACTTGACGTTTAGCAAGAGATATTTCTTTCTGTTTTAAAGCTACAGTTTTGGTTTGGAGTACGTGACGCTTTCTCTCAGACTGTTCTAACTTCTTGAGGGAAGGTTCTAATGTTTTACGTACTTCCTTATCAGCAGCTTTTAACCTACTGACATCCAAACCTAGCTTTAATATATAATCTAAATCTTTATCAGCCACATAGTGTCTCCTGCTTTATTTAGTCTGTATTGCAGCGTCTCTATGTGCTGCTGACTCTGCTGCTGAACACATGTGTACCCAATCAGATACAGATATGAACTCTTCCCAATCTAAGTCCCATACGTCATTTGCATTACGATAAGGGCTATGTTTAGAAGAGGCAATGGAGAACACTGCTGTTTGTAGTATATCTATTTCAGGGGGATAACGTTCTAGTAAATCCCTAAACCTTAAGGTGAAGGTGTTGGGTTGGTTAGCTTGTTGCTGATTACTGCCTGAACTTTCCCAACGATTTCTAAGTAACCCATCTCGTTCAGACATTC